CTCCTATAGCATCTAAAGTTGTTTTTTTATATTCACCCGATCCAACTCTTAAAAAATCTGGACGAGCAAAAATTAATTTATCACCTAGTCCATCTGTTGATACATCAACCGATGTCTGAGTTTCAAAATTAAATATATCAACAAATTTATCTAAAACTTTTATACCACAATCAATATCTAATTGACCGAAAACATTTTTAATTTTTCCAACACCTACTGCAGTGTGTAAAAGAATTGCACAATCTATACATTCTTCTTCAGATACAGGATTAATAAATTCATCTTGATTATTTAAAATATCTACACAAGTTTGAGGATCAGTAGCATCTAAAATTTCTTGACGTCTAGTTTGATATAATTTCTCAATAAATAATCTATATGCATTATTCTTAAATTGTTGTAATGCATTGTCAACTTTTTCTTCTTTAGTATTTCCTATAACTGTAGTTGCTTGATTTGTAGTTATTTCTGATCTAAGGAATTGTTCAACTTGTGTAATGCTTTCAGGTTCTGGAAAATACCAATCTCTAATTTTTATATATTGATTATTAAATCTTTCTAAAACAACTTTTTTAACAGTTGGTAAATCTTTCCACTGTTCTTCAAAGGCTGTCTTATCTGTATTGAGAACCATAACCTTTAGTTCAATATCAGAAGGTGATTTATCACTTCCCGGTATTGGATTATCTATTCTTTTTAATACTAAACTCATTTTATAAAACTCTTTTCCAATTGATGAAGCTGCACTATTACTCTAACTTGTTCTTGAGAATACGCAAAACAACCATAAAAAACAAAACACAAACCAAAAAACTTTAGTGTATACATAATATATTTTTTAGACAACATGTGTTCCCAACATCATAGGATGGTTAAATTCTTCATTAGTACTAGACCATATATGCATAGGAACAACAATCAAATCTTCATCGTCTGTTTCAAAGTGATGTGGCTCCATAGCATTTAAAATTAAAGTTTTGCCTTCAACTAATTTATATCTCTCTACATTAGAACCTACACCTGAAACTGCTGTACCTCTCCCCGATAAAACATATACCACTCTATCTGTTGAATGAATGTGATGTTTTTGTTCTGAGCATCCAGCAGGTATCTTTAATAATTGCATACAAGGATCACCAGATCGAATAGGAGGTAAGATATTATTTGTACTGCAACCATTAATATAAGGTAAATAAGTATTTAAATTAATTTGAGCAGTTCTATTTGGTGGTGTGTACCCATATATAGTAATAATAACTTCACCAAAACATGTACCCGAATTCTTAACCGATACACTTTCTTTATTAATAATCCATGCTGAACTATTTTTAGGTACTTTATATTGGTTTCCTGTATTATCTACCTCGTAATAGTATAAACTATTTTGAGGTGCAATGTAAGTGTGATTGTTTAAAAATAACATCTACGATGTAGCTCCATAAATATTTCCGTTATTTGTTATGTTTACCGATGCACCTGAATTTAATCTAACTGCTTTTCCTGCATCACCTCCCGGTCCACCTGATCCACTAGCTCTACAGTTTACAATACCTGCAGGACCACTTCCTCCTGCACCCCCTGCACCTACATTACCCCAAGTTCCTCCTGCTCCTCCAGTAGAAGCTGCTCCCGATGATCCACTTGTATTAGTATTGGTAGGAGGAACATCAAAGCTTGCACCCTTACCTCCATTACCTCCTACTAGATAAATACAATCATTACAATCCTGAAATTCACTATCATATAGATTACAGGTTTGGTATCCTCCTCCCCCGCCACCACCGCCACCACCTCCGGCAATGTTTGCGCCTGAAGCATTGTTAATAGATGCGGTAATATTTTCTAAACTAATAGCATCTCCACCATTTCCACCTGCACCACCGTTATCGCCAGCACCACCAGCACTACCACCTAATCCACCTCTACCAATAATGTTACCATTATTAATTAAAATAAAATTACTTCCTGCAACAAGATGAGCAGTAAATGCTGGTACATTAGTAACTTGGCTAAAAACATTTACACCACTATTAATAACAACCGTAGCGTCAATGGGGTCTACACCATTCCAACCATAACTACCTTGTAAAACATTAGACAGATTATAATTTTCTGTATCTGAAGTGATATTTAATGTTTGACCTCTAAATCGTCTGCTTCCAAAAAATAAAATAGACATTTTAACTTGTAGCCCCGTACACGTTTCCAGAATTATTTAAGGTATTAGACGCACCTGACCCTACAGAAATTGCTTTACCTGCAGCACCACCACTACCGGGACTTCCAGTTGAACGACATTGGGTAGGTGGGTTTGCCGAAGCAGTACCTCCAGTTGCTCCAGCATTTCCCCAAGTTCCTCCAGTACCTCCAGTTCCGCCAGTACCGCCAGAATTGGTTTGCCCCGCATCGCCAGCAGTTGCATTATTAGTAGCGGGATTATCGGTGCTTGCTCCTGCACCACCTGCACCTCCACTGAATGAAACTTGTCCGCTACACCCTGTTTCTGTGTCATAACTTCCTCCACCTGTGCCGCCAGCACCTCCACCGCCACCACCACCGGCACCAGCAATGTTAGCTCCCGAAGCATTGTTAATAACACAAGTTAGATTTGTAAGATCAATAGCGTTTCCACCAGCCCCACCTGTTCCACCATTAGGATTGCCACCATTACCTCCAGCACCACCTCTTCCTGCTATAGTTCCGCTATTGTTAATTGTTAAATTAGAACCTGCAACAAGGTCGGCTGTAATAGCTGCAGTTCCTGTTGTAGTTGCTCTAACATTTATGCCTGAATTAATATTCAGAGTAACATCAATAGCACTTGTGCCATCCCAACTATAATTATTTACAAGATCATTTCTTAAATTATAATCAGCAGTATTAGCAGAAATTGTGATAATAGTTCCAGTATCAAATATTGTAATACCACCTTGAACTATAGGTATTGGAAAAGTCATGTTACTGTAGTGCCTTTACAGTCAACATAGAGAATGTAGTTGTACCGTCATTTACTCTTGTAATATAAAAGAAAAACTCATCTCCATCGGTAGTGGAAATTGTATCTCCGTCTACTTTAGTATAACCAGAAGTGGTTACTGTTCCTGCACTAGCATTATTCTTATATAAAATTACCATCGTACAATTCTTACTAGGAACACCTAATGTATGTGCGCCACCATTAATTGTATATTGGAAATTTCCATTATCAACATCAGGTGTGTAAGTACCAGTAGTCTGTGTACCTGCATTATAAGCAGCAGCACTAAATCCAGCAGTTAATTCATCTGCCGTATCAGCCTTTAATATATCAGGATCATAAGCCTCAACGTCACTTCCAATTGCCACTCCAAGATTCGTTCTAGCAGTTCCAGCATTATTTAAATCTGAAAGATTATTTGCAATGGCTAATCTAGTTCCAATGCTTGTGGCTAGAGTTGCGGATAGTGCTACCGCATAATCACTAACGGAAGTTATTCGAGTATTAGCAGTTTCTATACTAGTTGCCATTGTTGCAGACAACGCTACCGCAAAGTCACTAACAGATGTTATGCGAGTATTGGCTGTAGCTATACTTGTTGCAAGAGCAGCAGATACTGTAGCTAGTTCTGCATTTGTAGCAAAGTTACTACCATCTCCAAGAATAGCATTAATAGAAGTTATAGCCGAATTAGAATTACCAATACTTGTAGCAAGAGTAGCTGAAAGTGCTACAGCATAGTCACTTACTGAAGTAATTCTTGTATTTGCAGTAGCAATGCTAGTTGCTAGTGCAGAAGAAACTGCTGCAAGTTCGGCAGAAGTTGCAAAATCAAATCCGTCAATGACTGTATTGATACTTGTAATGGCTGCTGCATTTACAGAAGTAAGAGCAGATACGTTTGAAATTACAGAATTAATTGAAGTAATCGTTGGTCCTATAAATGATGTAGCACTAACTGTACCACTTACTTGAATACCATATGGAAAAACTGCATCTTGACCATCTGTTAAAGTAAGCATTGAAAAAGAACCAGTATTTGTTAATTTAATTTCATTACTTTGAACAAATAAACTACCAGTTCCACTTTCTTTAATTACAGAATTAAGACCATTATGAACTATTTGTAAATCATTTCCTGTTCCAAAATTTAATGTAGCATCATCAGGAAAACTAGCTGCACTAACAACTGATAGCTGATTAACTGTATAAGATGGTACAGATGTTGGAACACTAACAAGAATACCTGTTAGATTTGAACCATCACCATAAAATGAAACGGCTGAAACATCCCCTGTAAAAGTACCATATGTTGCTGAAAGAGTTGTTTCAACAGCTAGTCGATATACCCGCAATGAAGAT